GAGGGCGCAGACGCCAGCGGCTGAGGCAGAGCGCGCGGCGCTCGCTGCGGTGCTGGCGCTGTCGGTGCCGCTGCCTGTGGGGCCGCGAGGCGGCGCAGGGCGGTGCGGGCATGTGGCCGAGGCTGTATGCCTGAGCGCGTTTGCAGCTGGTGTCAGACTTTGCTAGGCTCGGCATGGAGGTGCGAGCGTGGCAAAGATGGAGGCGGCTGCAACGTGGGAACCCATCGACAGCCTGACGCCGTGGGACAAGAACCCCAGGCGTAACGATGGCGCGGTGGAGCAGGTAGCGCACAGCATTACGCGCTTCGGTTTCGGCGCGCCCATCATTGCCAGGGCATCCGATAGGGTCATCATCGGAGGCCATACGCGCTACAAGGCAGCGCAGCGGCTCGGCCTCGACAAGGTGCCGGTGCGCTTCCTCGACCTCGACCCAGCCGAGGCGGCGGCGCTAGCTCTGGCCGACAACAAACTGGGCGAGCTAGCCGAATGGGACGACGCTGGCGTGGCTGCAATCCTGGCAGAGCTGGAGGCGCAGGGCGCGCCGATTGACGGGCTGGGCTGGGATGACGAGGAGTTGAAGGCGTTAGTCGGCGCTACGGTGGATGGTCTCGACGCCGACCCATTTGCAAATCTGCCAGACTGTGCGCCAGAGTTTAGGTCTATGACGTTCACGCTTACGCATGAGCAATATCAAGACGTGGAGGCAGCATTGCGGGCAGCAACTGATGCGGGGCCATACATCGACACTGGCAACGAGAACCGGAACGGTAACGCGCTCGCACGTATTGCCGAGGCCTACCGTGGGTGACGCTAAGGCTATCGAGGTGCGCCCTATATCGTCATCCGACGCTAACGCATTAGTGAAGCGCGTTCATTACAGCGGCAAGGTAGTAACAAACAGTCAGGTCCACCTTGGAGTTTTCCTATATGGTAAACTTCATGGAGCTATGCAGTTTGGACCACCATGGGACAGGCGAAAGGTGTTGCATTTAGTGCATGGTGCGACATGGGAGAGCGTTATTGAATTAAATAGAATGGCCTTCGGGGAGGCCTTGCCGCGAAATAGCGAGAGTCGCGCGCTTGGCATAGCGTTCCGAATGTTTCGCCAGCGCGCGCCTCAGGTCAAATGGTGTCTTTCATTTGCAGATGGAACGCAATGTGGAGACGGCACCATTTATCGTGCGGCTGGATTTGAATTGACTGGGATCAAAGTCAATAGTGGTATTGTCGTGCGACCAGACGGAACTATAGGCAGTTCTGTATCTGGTGGCAAGCTCATCGGCGGGACGCCGCTAGAAGGATTTCAGTTGCGTTACATCAAGTTCATTGATCCGACTTGGCGTGACAGGCTGGCGGTTCCGGTTATACCGTTTGAGCGCATCCCAGAAGATGCTCGAATGTATCGTGGCATGCGTCGGGCCGAAGGGCGCGCCGGAGACCATCCGGCGAGAGGTGGTGCAAGTCCAACCCCGACGCTCCATGAGGTGCGCGATGTTGAATGACGGTGACGCTCTGACTTCCGAGGAGCTGCGTGTCGCAGAGCTAATGCTCCAGGGTCGCACGCTGCATCAAATCGGCTCGGACCTGGGTTTCTCGCATACGCAGGCTTGGCGTATCTCGCACCGCGCGCACGTCCGCGCCTGGGTCGAGGCGTCACAGCGCGCGGCCCAGGATGCTCTGCGCCGAGCTGTGGTGCGTGTCGCACCTGTCGCCGTGCAGACCCTCGCCAGCATCGCAGGCGACAAGGGCGCGCCTGTATCGGCGCGCGTAACTGCGGCCAGCAAGCTCGCAGATATCGCAATCCCACGTCAGTCTGCGGTCGAGGTGTCCGGTTACAACGGTGGCCCCATCCTCGTCACGCATGATGACGCGCGCCGCATCCTGCGCGAGCAGGCGCTATCAATGACGCCCGCCGACCTCGCTCTGCCGTCGCCGCCCGATGACGCGGACTAGCGCGTGGCTGACCTGCAGCAGCTGGCGCGCGAGGAGCTAGCCCGCGAGCGCGCGCGCCGCGCCGTGGAGCTGGGCACCGTGCAGCTGCTCGGCTACCGCTCGCCGCAGTATCAGCCCGCGCGGTGGCACTGGCAGATAGGGCGAGAGTGTGACCGGCTCATTGCTGAGGTGTTGGCTGGGCGTGGACCCTGGGAGGCATGGGGCGCGCCGCCACGCCACGGCAAGTCAGAGCATGCAGGGCGCGGCATGCCTGCTCGCCTCATGGCTTTAGCTCCTGGCGCATCAGTGCTGTACGCCACCAGCACAGGCCCGCGCGCTGTGGAGGTATCCATGGCGGTGCGCCGTCTGGTCGAGGAGCTGGGCCGCTCGGGTGCCTTCCCCCATCTTCTGCCGCATCCAGATGGGCCGTGGACACAGACCGAATGGCGCACAGTTGGAGGCAACGCATGGGTGGGTGTCGGCTCTGGCGCAGCGACGGGCGGTATCGGCGCGGACCTCATCGTATTGGATGACGTTACAGGCAGCGAGGAGCGGCAGCGGTCAGCAGCATGGAAGGCAGGCGCTAGGTCATGGCTCCAGGGCGACGTGCTGACCCGTGGCAAGGCAGGCGCGGCCATGCTGGTCATGGAGACCCGCCGAGGGCTGGACGATATCCAGGGCTGGGCGCAGGCAGAGTACCCTGGGCGCATCGCTACGCGCACCTGGGCATGCAGGGCCGAGGAAGGCGACCCATGGGGCCGCGCGCCTGGGGCGTACCTGTGGCCTGAGCGGACGGCTACGGGCTGGGGCGGCTACGATGCGACGTGGCACGCCTCGCGGCCAGACCTCCAGGGCGGGCGTATCTGGGAGACCCAGTATCAGCAGCGCCCCGTGGTCGAGGGTGGCGAGGTCATCCGCACCGAATGGACCGCGCACCGATACGACGGCGACCCCATGGCGGTGCGCTCGGGATGTTCGCGCATCATGCTGTTCTGTGACCCTAGCTCCACCAGCAAGGACCGCAGCGACCCCACGGCGATACAGGTCTGGGGGCTGCGTGGTCGCCACCGTCTACTGCTGCATGCCGAGGTCCTGAGGCCCGATGACCTGACGCGCCGCCTCGCTGACCTACAGGCTGCATGGCGCGCCGAGGGCATCGCGCTGGAGGCCACCAGCATCGGCCCCGAGATTGCGCGCGCGCTCCAGCGTGGTGGCCTGCGTGGTGTCCTGACGTTGCCCGTATCGGGGCGCGGGGACAAGGTGGCGCGCATGACGCCCCACCTACCTACCTGGGCCGCTGGCGATGTATTGCTGCCGCAGACTGCGCCGTGGGTGGCGCGGTACGTGGGCGAGGTGACTACCGTACCAAGCGCGCCACATGACGATGAATGGGACTGCACTAGCCTCGCGCTGGCGTATTATGCAGACCACGATACAGCGCGCGCGACCCCGATGCGGGGCATCTGGTAGGGGGCAGCATGGCAATCGACGGCAACGCATACGGACCCATCTACACGCCCCCCAGGCTCGGCCAGGGCAGCACCTACCGCAGGCGGTGGCCGACCACGCGCGAGGGCATCGAGAGCGAGTATACGCGCCGCGAGGAGGCGTATACCGGCAGCGATTACACTGACCAAGAGGTGCAGGATTACAACCTGTTCCAGGCGAAGAATGGCGACAATCAGGTAATCGCAACCGCCAAGCGTATTACGGCTGACATTCGGTTCGTAGTCCACGTCGATGCCGCGTCGATTGCGTCCGACGGTGTATCGCTACAGGTGCGCGAGGCCATGCTGCCTGGGGGCCAGGAGTCCGCGCCGCTCGCGCTGGAGCTGGGGCAGGCTGTCTGGCGGCGCTCTGGCGTCGGGCTGCACCTGCTGCGCTGGGCGTCGAATACCTGCATCCTGGGCGATTACTGGCTGGAGGTGCAGCGCGGCGCATCTGGCGCTGTGCTTGTCGGCCATGACCCGCGCCGAGTCGTCGCGACGATGGACGCGACAGGCCAGACCGTGCAGCAGCTGGTTGTCTCGCATCAATACACCGACGATGCCACGATTGACCCGCGCACGGGCGCGTTTTCCGGCAAGCCTGAGCAGCATCTGTACCGGCGCGTTGTGACCCCTACCGAGGTGCGGGTGTATCGCGACGACCGGCTTGTGCCCGAGGAGTCTGGCCCTAATACGCTTGGCGTGGTGCCTGCCGTGCGTCTGTCGTATCGGCCTATCCTTGACGGGCATCTCAGCGAATGGGCGGGCAGCGGTTACGAGGCCGCTGTCGCTGCGGTCGACTCGGCGCGCACGCAGGTGCTGTCCATCGTTACGCGCCACGCTAACCCCATCCTGGCGCTCATCGGCGCGCGGCTGGCGGCTGGCGAGGACCTCCAGACCATCGGGCGCACCATTGCAGTCCCAGGTGATGCAGACGTTAAGTGGCTTGAGGCTGCATTAAACGGCGTGCAGGTCGCGGTAGAACAAGCGGACGCGCTGCGCTCGGCGCTTAAAGAGACCCTGCCTGAGTTTTTGTTCGTCGAGTCTGGCGCGTCTAGCTCTGGCTCGGCGCTGTCGTATCGGGCGGGTGCATTCGTCGCGAAGATCGAGCCTATCCGCCAGAGCATCTACAGCCAGCTAGCTCGCTGTATCGGCTGGGCCGTGGCCATTGACGCGGGCGTGCTGTGGTCGGAGGCTGCGGATTATTACACCGTGGACGGTGGCGAGGCGTTGCCCATGGACGTTGCCGCTAGCTCTGGCCTCTACGTTGGCCTCGCGGCTGGCGGCTGGCTGACCGGCGCGGACACCGTGCGCCGCCTCCAGGGGCTCCAGCTCATCGGCCCAGACGAGGACCCCGCCGAGTATTACGCGCGCGCCCAGGCAGACCTCCAGGCGCGCAGCGGCGCGGGGCTGGCGGATGCTCGCGAGCTGCTAGAGCAGCTGCGTGCGCTGGAGTCCGGCGACACGGTGGCGATGGACGCAGCCGAGGCAGCGCACGAGGCTGGCGAGGCCCCAGAGGTCGAGGCAGCAGAGGAGGAGGCCGAGGCTACTGGCCTGCCAGAGGCTGACGCTGGCGAGGCTGGCCACGATGATGCTACGGGCGAGGTGGACGCCATGGGCGACGACACCGCGACGGGCGAGGGCTGACCCATGCCTGTCCGCAGGGTCACCGAGGGCGGGCGTCCTGGCTACCGCTGGGGCGATGCTGGCGCAGTCTACACCTACCGCGAGGGCGACGCGGCAGGCGAGGAGCGCGCGCGGATGCGGGCCGAGGAACAGGGGCGCGTCATCGAGCAGCGCATGGCGCGCGCCATGGACCGCACGTTTCAGCCGCCTCGCGAGGTGCGGCGGGCTGCACAGCAGGCGCTAGACCTGCGCGCCAGCCTGCCAGCCTCGCGCCGTGGCATGACCGCTGTGGGCATCGCGCGCGCTCGCGACTTGGCTAACGGGCGGGCTGTGTCGATGGAGACCGTATTGCGGATGCGGTCATACTTCGCGCGCCATGCGGTCGACGCCGAGGGCGAGGGCTGGGGCGTCGACAGCCCCGGCTGGCAAGCATGGCTTGGCTGGGGCGGTGACCCTGGCCGAGACTGGGCCGAGCGTATCGTATCGGAATATCTGGAGCCGTAGCGGTTTCTGCCTTGACGTTACAGCCAAACCCATATAGCGTCCCGCTAGAACCCTTCCGCCGCTTCTGAGCGTATCAGTCGTACGGGGTGCAGCATGGGCGATAGCCCGCCGGTCTCTGACGTTTCGTCCCTTGGAACCCCTGTAACGGCTGCTCCTGCTGCCGCTGCTCCTGCTTCCGATGTGACATCTGCTGGCTTGCTGGCCGAGGTGACGCGCGAGCGTAAGGCACGGCAGGCGCTTGAGGCTGAAGTCGCCGAGTTGCGTAAGCTGCGCGACGACCACAGTAATCTGAGCGCCACGCACGGCGCGTTCGTGGAGCAGATGCGGACGCACAACGCGCGCCGTATCGAGCAGCTCCCAGAGCATGCGCGCGGCATTATCTCGGCGCTTCCGCCGACCTCGACTGAGGTGGATATCGCCCGCGCCCTCGATGCGCTCGCGCCCATCCTGGCGGCTGTATCGCAGCCCGCGCCAGCCGCTGCGCCGCCTGCCTATCCGGCGGGCGTGCAGTCTACCGCAGGGGTTCCCGCGCCCGACGAGCTAACGCCCGACGAGCGCGCATGGGTCGACGCCGTGAGGCCCGACCTCCGGTCAGTTGCCCCGGCAGCTGTCCGCAAGATGTTCAATACGTTTGCCAAGGGAGCCAAAAAGGCTCCCTGATAGGAGTCCTAAATGGCTGACCTTTCCCTGGGTTACGTTTCTGGCCCGCGCGACCTCCAGCGTTACAAGGTCGACAGCGCGGCCACCTTCGCCGCTGGCGAGATGGTTTCCATCGACTCGGATGGTTACGTCATCAAGGCCGTCAGCGGTGCCAACGTCATCGGCGTTGCGTTTGAGCCGCAGGACGCGGCCAGCGGTACGGACGGCGAGACCAGCGTTCTGGTCGATATCTCGCCGCTTTCGGTGTATCGCTTCACCGCGACGAGCGTGACCCAGGCCATGCTCGGCAAGACCTGCGATGTTGCTGGCGCTCAGGCTATCGACGTTGCGGCCAGCACTGACGACTGTATCAAGATCGTGGGCGTCGACGTGGCCGGTGGCCTCGCGCTCGTCCAGATCAAGCACGTCCCCTCCGGCGTGGTCTGACCTCAACCCTAATACAGTAGGAGGCCAGCATGGCCGGTCCTTCCCTTAGCGCGGCGAGCATCGCCAAGTACGTCATCGACCTGGGTTACGAGGTCATGGCCGACAGCTACATCCCTCAGTCCGAGGTCTGGCGCGAGGTGACCAACAACGTCATCCCCGTCGCTGGCCTGCATGATGCGCCTTACGGCCACCGTGGTCTGACCATGGTGGGCGTCGGTGAGCCTACCCCGTACTTCGACGGGCAGGAGGTCGCCAAGCAGACCATCGGTGAGGGCTATGCGTTCCAGTTGAACGCTCAGCAATACGCTGATGAGTTGGTCATCCCTGACGCTGTGCTTGAGGCGGCGAACGCCCAGCAGCGCGTGCAGACCCTGACCCAGCTCTTCATCCAGCGGTACTCGGCCAACGCTTCGGTCATCAAGGACCGTAAGATTGCGGGCATGCTCCAGAAGGGCACGCTGTCGGCTGGCTCCGCCACGTTCTTCGACAACAGCTACCCCGGCGCTCCTGACAGCAATGCGGGTTTCATCTACGACGGCAAGCCGTGGTTTGCGGCGTCGGGCAACAACCACCCGCTGAAGGCGAGCAGCACCACGCTCTTCAACCTCATCGCGTCGAACGCGCTCACGACGAGCAACTTCGATACGGCTTACACCGCGATGACCGCGACCAACGCCGTCGATGAGCGTAACCAGCCGGTTGCGATTCTCCCGACCAAGATGATTGTCGGCCCGGCGATGCGCTCGACCGCGATGAGCTTCCTTGAGTCGCAGAACCTGCCCGGCTCTGCCAACAACGACATCAACCCGAATAAGGGTCTGGTGCGCTTGGTGGTCAACCGCTACCTCACCGACGACTCCGATGCGTGGTGGCTCGCCACCGATACGGCGGGTCTCATCGTCTGCGACAGCGGCGCGCCCATCCTGACGACCTATCGCGACGACAGCCGTAAGTGTACGGTCCTCCAGGCTTCCTTCCGGTTCGGTGCGACCGTCACCGACTGGCGGCACGCCTTCGCCTGTAACAAGGCGACCAGCTGAGCTAACTAGCCAGGAGGACCCTTGGCCTTTACGTATTCGACAGCCCTGGCGACTGACCGCGACCGCGTGCGTTTTGCGTTCGCTGATACGGTCGCGCCTGGGAAGCTGTCGGATGCGGAGATTACGGGCCTCCTGGCTATGGCCGGAAGCTGGCAGGGTGCCGCTGCTATGGCGTGGCGGCGCGCTGCTGGCGATATCGCGCGTTTCGGGCGCGATTACAGTAATGCGGACGGTTCATCTAACGAGTCCGCGTTTTATGACACCTGCCGTCAGCAAGCTGAATACTGGGAAATCCAGGCAGCTGCTGCATCCACGACCATCCCAGACCTGCCGCTGGCTGTAGTGACCCGCCTGGGTCCTGCGCCGTGCGACCCTGATTACGAGGTGTAACCATGGCGCT